ACACCCTGGCCGACATGCCCCTCACCGAGGCGATGAGCCTCGTTGAGGCCAGCTTCGACCTGGATCAACTGCGCCGCTGGGACGCCAAGGAGTCCCGCATCCGGTTGAAGAACGCCATCGCCAAGCGCATCAGCGCCATCACTGAGGGCAACGGCTGATGGCAGTCCCCACGTCCAGCGCGTTCCTCCTCCGCTTCCCCGAGTTCGGCGAGCAATCGCTCTCGGTGATCGAAGGTGCGCTGAGCGAGGCCGGGCGCTCCGCATCGGCCTCTACGTGGGGAACGGTTCACACCGAAGCCGTCAGCTACCTGGCTGCCCATCTGCTCGCCACTCGGACGATGCAGATCGGGCTGCAGGTAGGCACTGCGTCTGGCACTCCTGCAGGGTCTGGGTTCGACTCCACCCTGTACGGCCAGGAATACCGGAGGTTGCTCAGCAGCCTCCCACTCAGCGGCTTCGCCTTGTAACCCATGGCCATCTCGGCGAGCACGATCTCTGCCTACGCCCCCTGGGGTAACGCCCAGTTGGCTTTTCGGGTAGGGACGGGCCTGCCTTCAACGGATGCCACCACCGGTAACACCGTTCAAGGCACCGAGGTGATTGAGTACCTCGCGGCGCTCAGCCTCCAGGCCCCTAACTGGAAGCCCGAGAGCGGTGTGGACGGCACCACGTACATGTGCAAAGGCCGGTTACTCAGCCCTGCGGTCCTCGATGCCCGGATCACAAACGGCTCACAAGCCGACGCAGTGATCAACGGCTACCGCGGACGCTTTGAGCTGGTCTTCGACCTAGCCATGGATGCGGTGCACCGCGGAGACCTCCGCCAGTCAATCGATGGTGTGTTCCGTCTCGTCGGGTACGGAGGGACATGAGACTCCGCAAGTTCACCCTTGATCAGGACCTAGAGCGCGCCAAGAACGCTGCAATGCGTGACCTGGCGACGTGGCTCGATGCCCGTTTCACCGAGGAGATTTCCGCGGTGAAGTGGGAATACCCCACACCGCCGCAGGTCCGCGACATCGTGGACACCGGCCGCCTACGTGCCAGCCAGACCCGCGTCGTCAGTTCAGACGGCAGCGTGCGTTTCACCTGGCCTGTCGAGTACGGCAATCAGGTTCACGAAGGTGGTGTCAGTCCGAACGGTCTGCGATTCCCAGGCCGACCCTGGACGAAAGCTCCTGTAGCTGAGGCCCCGGCGAAGTTCGGCTCGTTCCTCCGAGCACGTTTGCAAGGAGGGTCATGAGCGCAGTCTTGGCCTACCCCAGTGTCCTCGACGTCCGTCGGACGATCGAGCTGCACATCCTGCAGTTGTACGAAGCCGACGGCACCACGCTGAAGGCTTACACCTCTTGGCCGGGGTACTACACCCTGCCGACCAATGCCCGCGTTCCCGCCGTTTACGTCGTGGGACAGACCATGGTTCCTTCCAACTGGAAGGTAACCGGCATTGAAACCACGATCGAAGATGTCCCCGAGATCGTGGTTCCTGACGCCAGCGCCAGCGGCCTCGTCTCCTACGAACGCTGGAATGTGCGCTTCACAAACTACGGGGCGACACAGGGCACCACGATGCCCGTGACCCTGTTGGACATTCGGCGGCGACTGGCCCGCGCTTTTCCGCGGGACCAAGTCATGTACATGCCCCGGACTGAAGCCTCATTCGAGGCGATCACGGCCCAGGTCACTGGGGCCGTTCTTACACCCCCACTTCCGTAAGGAGACCTCCTCATGGCTGACTACGCCATTGGCCTGTCCATGCACAAGGCCCACCGCACAATCGTGCGGGCTGTGACGCTGACTGCGCCGAACCGCTATTTCGCGACCCGCGGCAACGACGGCTTCGTCACCCTGCCCACGCTGGGTACAGGCGACAGCTACGTCGAACTGCAAGGCATCACCCAGACCAGCTTCCAGATCAACGACAACGAGACCGAGTTCCGTCTGCTCGGTGACGACGGCTGGGCCGACTCGGTGATCACCGGCGCCCGTGTGCAGGCCAGCTGCACGACGTACTTCATGAAGGACGCCGAGATCCTGGCCGGCCAGACCACCCCGACCTTCCGTGGCAACTACGAAGAGGGCTTCGCCCTGATCGAGCGTTGCCGCTACGACAAGGACTTCGAGATCTACGTCGAATTCCTGAAGGATCTTGGCCAGGAGAACGGCAGCAGCGGCAACTACATCTATGACTTCACCGGCTTCAACTGCGTTCTGATGAACTTCCAGGAGAGCCGGAATGCCGAAGGTCTGACCGAGGTCTCCTTCGACATGATGTCTCGCGGTCGCGCCGTCTTCGGTCGTTACAACGCCGGTGGCACCCCGATCAGCTTTGGCGGTGTGCAGTCGACCCTGCTTGGCCTAGTGAACGGCAGCCGTCAGGCTGCTGTTGTGCCCGCCGACAACGCCTCTGCGGTGAACGTCGCCAACGACCTGACCGTGACCTACACCACCAACGGCACGGTGGCGCTGACCCAGCTCGCTCTCGGTCAGACCGACGGCTCCGGCTTCCGTCTGGAAGTGGCGTCCACCGGTGCAAAGGTGCCCGCCGTGGTCAGCCTGGCCAGCAACGTGGTGACCATCAACCCCGACGCCAGCCTCGCCGCCGGCACGATCTACCGCCTGCGCGTCACCGACGGCGCCATCACCCAGGCTGTGGACGGCACCGGCGCCGCGTCGGCCTCTGGCGTGAAGCGCCCGATCCAGGGCTTCACCACCACCTTCCGCACTGCCTGATCGCAGTAGCGAACCACCCGGCCCCGCTCTAAGCGGGGTTTTTTTTTGTAGCAGGATGGCCCACCCCTTACTCAAAGACCCAGCAGCAACGATCTTTGCAGTCAACTGCACGCTCACCGAGAGCGACGAACTGCTCTGCGGGGCGCTGTACGTGATGCCAAACAACCCATTTGCGGTTATACGCTTAGCGGATAGCGGCGCTAGATTCGATGTAGAGCTTCCCCCCGAGCTCGTCAACAGCGCCCAGGCAGTTTCAGCGTGGGATGTTACGTTGCCCCTAGCACTTGAAAAGCATGGCTGAAACGCGCTACGCCTCACTGCTGTTCAAAACACAGGAATATCACCAGATCGGTCCATTCCGCTTTCCGGTGTACCACGACCTCCTGCCCGGTGAGGTCCGTGCGCTGGAGAAGATCAACCGTGAGCACGCGAAAGCCACGTATCAGAGCCTGAAGCTCGCCAAAGCCATCGCCAAGAAGCGCGGGATCCGCCCCAGCGAGGCGGTCCAGCTTCTCAACGAGCTCGGTGACAGCGATCAAGACCTGATCTTCGAATTCGCCGATGAGCTGGAGGACAACCAGCGGAACGGTTTCAGCGTGATCGAGCAGCAGGCCGCGAGCGTGACCGCGTTCATGCAGCTGCGTGGAGAAGCCAGCTTCCCGAACAAGCCCGGCGACTGGGTGAAGACCAGCGACTGGGAGCAGAGCGACACCGACATGATGCCCACACAGATGATGCAGGACATCTTCAACCTGATCCTCTGGGAGCGTGAGGGTTGGCCCGAGGAGGGAAAGGACAAGAGCGCGGACAGCAAGAAGACCTGAGCGATCAGGATCCGGACGCCCGCTTCGAGCGCGAGTACGACGAGCTCGTGGCGTACCTCAGTGCCCCCGAGACCGATTGGGACACGCTGTACGTACGCCTGAAGCTCAGCCCACTGGGGTCAGACTTCACCCCAGAGTCCTTTCTGGCCACGCCGGTGCGGACGCTCAAGTGGTTGATCAGCAAGGTCACCGAGCACGAGCAGTACCAGTACAACCTGACTGCGCACGGCACCGCAATCCTGAACAATCAGGTGATGTGGGCCTTGTACGGCATGGGCGGCGGTAAAGGTCCCAAACCGAAGGCGTCCTACAAAGACTTCTTGCCGTTCCCCGAGGTATTAGCCGCAGAAGAGAACAAGGCAAAGAAAGCGCGGCTAAACCAAACACGCAAAGTACTAACGCAGCTTCTCCAGACTGGAGAGCTCCCCTACGACATTGTGCTATCTCTCTGGCAGGGCCCCGATGGTCAGCAGACGTAGTATGCGCTTAGCGTTTACACCCTGGCGGGCTCGGTGTGGCTGACTATCGGATCCTGATAGAGGCTGAGACCGCCAAGGCCGAGAAGGATCTACGACGTCTGGACACAGTCGCCGAGGCCGCAGCCCGCGATCGGAAGCTTAACTTCAAGCTACCCAGCCTGAACGATGCAACTAACGGCATCGAGAAGCTAAAGACAGGAATCGAAGGCGCAGCCAATAACATCAAGACGTTCTACAGCGTTAGCAAGCAGCTACCTGTTGTCGGCGACAAAGTCCGCAATGTTGAAGACGCGTTTAACACCACGCGCTCGGCCATCGACGCCGCGAACGAGTCGATCAACCGCGGCGTCGGCGCCGGCGACCTCCTGAGCCGCGCCTTTGACAAGGTCTCGAACGGGGCAGGCGCCCTGGTGAACAACCTGGCAAAGATCGGCTTTGCCATGTTCGGCCTACAGCAGATCGTCGGCGTTTTGCAAGACGCCTTCGGCAGCTTCTTCGCCAGCACGATCGGCCGGGAGATCCAGCTGCGCGAGACCCTGCTCAAGACACAGACGACGGTGGCGTCGATGTCCGACGTGTTCGTCGGCGACCGCAAGCTGACCGACCCCCTGGAGAAGATCAAGGCGCTGACCAAGTCCGTCGAGAAGAACGTTGACTCCATCCGAGAGCGTTCCCTTGAGCTGGCTGGCGTCACCTCCGGAGAAGTCGTCGAAGTCTTCGGCATCGTGGCCGGTCAAATCGGCCAAGTCAATGGCGGCCTGAAGGAAGCCGAAGACCTGGCGATCAGCTTCTCCGCTGCGCTGGGCACCTTCGCGCTCCCCTTGCAGCAGGCTCGGCAGGAAATCACCTCGATGCTGCAGGGGAATGTCGGCCCAGATTCGTACCTAGCCCGCGCCCTCGGGATCACCAACCCCGACATCGCCAAGGCCCGCACCCAGGCCGGCGGCGTCATCAAGTTCATCCAGGACAAGCTGGCCACGGCCGTCGCCGGGCAGAAGCTCGCAGCTCAGAGCTTCAGCGGCGTGATGTCCAACATCCGCGAGCTCGGGGAACTGATCGGTCAGAAATTCGGCCGTGGCCTGCTGGACCCGCTGCTGTCCGGCATCACGTTCATCTACAACAAGCTCGGCCTGGTCAAGGATGCCCTGTACAGCATCGCCGAGCGCGCTGGGACCGTGCTCGGGGCGATTGCGCGCATCGCAGCAACCAAGCTGACGGTCAACCTGTTCGGCGACGGCACCGCCAGCGACGGTGCGATCAAACGTGCAGCCGAGGGCGCAAAGAACGTTGCCAACGCTGTCTTCTCTGAGCTTCAGCGGGTCGCCACGACCACGATTGCGGCGATCATCCAGGTCGTTAATGCACTGAAGCCAACCTTCCTGACGATCGTTGACACGGTCGGCCGCCTCGCCAAGGCGTTCCTCGAAGTCAAGGTCGGTCAATTCCAGGCCGTCGTCAGCGCCCTGGCGAACATCGTGTCGATCCTGAGCCCTGCGATTCAGGCCATCGCCGGCCTGGTCAATGCCTGGTCGCGCTTCCTCGATCTGCCGATTCTGCAGTACGTCTCCGAGGTCGCTGCCGTCCTCGGTGTGTTGAAGCGCCTGGGCCTGGACACCGGCCTGATGATCGTGAGTATGGCCGGCTTCATGATGAACGTCGGCGTACCGGCGATCATCAAGATCGGCGTTGCCGTCGGTGGCTTCATCGTCACGCTGGGCCTGCTGGTCGCCGCTCTGGCCAACGTCGGCCTGTCGATTGCCGCAATGGCAGGTGCCTTCATCGCGCCGGCTGCTGCAATTCCCGCGCTGCAGGCGGGGTTGATGCAGTTCGTTGCCTCAATGCGGGCGGCGAGCACGCAGGCCGCGCAAACGGGGCAGAGCTTGAATGCGCTTGGTGCAGGAATGCAGGCAACTGCAGCCTCAGCCAAATCGATGGCATTGAGTCTGCTCACCAGCCTGGGCAAGTTCGCGCTAATCCAGGTGGGAATTGCCCTTGTGGTGGACCTGTTTGGGCGGTTCCAACGTGCTCAACAGGAAGCAGGAGCACGAAAAGAAGCGGTGCAAGCAATGGAAGCTCTAGAGAAGAGCGCGAGCGGTGCCAAAACCGGAGTGGAAGGGGTCACTAAGGCACTTGATGACTATCGGAAGGCAGTAGTCGAGACAAGAAAGACAGACCTGATCAAACAGTTGGCCGATACAGAGAATGCGATCAAGGCCCAAGAAGCGGCAAACAAGAAAGCCAGCGGCGGAACTCTACTCGAGAAGATGTCCGGGTTTAAGCTCCCGAGCATGGGCGCAGACGTACGTAGCGCAGAACTTAAGAGGCTAAAAGCTCTTTATGCCGAGATCGAAGCAGAACTGAAGGGGATTGAAGCACAACAGAAAAAGGTGAATGAACCCACTGCAGAGGCACGCGCTCTACAGAACAAGAAAGATATGCTCGATAAGCTCCAGAAAGAGCTAAAAGCCACACAAGAACTGTCGGCAGTCAAAGCCCAGGAAGCTCAGAACGCGATCAAGGGGCTGCAGCTCGCCGGTCAGATCAGCGAGAAAGACACACAGCGCCTGCAGAAGCTCGCCGAGCTGCGCGACGTCACCGATCAACTGGCGAAGAAGCAGGAGGCTCTGAGCAAGATCAAGGCCATCGACGCGAGCGATACCGAAGAAGTGCGCAAACTCGCCTCCGAGATCGCCTCACTCCAGGGCAAACAGATCGACATCCAGCTGAACATCCGCCGCGATCAGTTCGACAAGCAGGTCGAAGAGCTTGGTCGCACGACCCAACGCCGCGTGGCTGCACTGACCCTCGAAGGCCAGATCAGCCAGAACCAACTAAACATCGCTCAGGCGCGCAACAGCCTCGAGAGCGCACAGCTCAACTACCAACAGCAGGAACTCGAATACGCCAAAGAAAACGCCAAGACAGACGATGCCAAGTGGCGCATCGCACAAAAGCTGTACCAGATCAAGATTCGACAGGCCGACGCGGAATACAAACAGGCGATGGCCAACATCGCCAACAGCGTCAAGCAAGCCGAGATCGAATTCAAGAAGGTCAGAGTCAAGGAACAGGAAGTTCGTGCAACTGTCCTGCTCGCGAAGGCACAAGGCACGCTGACATCAGCGCACCAGGACGCCCTGACGGCTGCGCAAGAAGCTACGGCACTGGCCGTAGAAAATCTACAAAGTACAAAGCAAATCGCCGGCTATCAGCAGCAAGCTGCCAACTGGACCAAGCAGGCCGCCTACGCCGGTGCAAATGCCGCGTTGCAGGCAGAGAAGAACGCCATCTTCACCAAAGAAGCGAAAGAGAACACCGAAGCGATGGCAAAGAACCTACAACGTGCCAGCGGCGTCGTGATCAACGCACCCCAGCTGAGCGATGCCCAAGAAGCAAGTGTCCGTCTCGCCCGCCAGCAAGCGATCGACAGCAGCCGAGATCCATTCACGTCCTACATCCGCGGCGTGAACGCAGAGCTCTTAGCACGGCAGCGCTTCGCCGAAGTCAAGGCGACGCTGCAGCAAATCGATGCCAGCCAAGACCTACTTGGACTGCAACGCCAGGAAGCACAGAACTCGATCAGACGCTTACAACTGGCCCGGACGATCACGGAAGAAGAGGCTCAACGCCGGCTCCAGGCCCAAGAACTGCGCAACGTCACGAAAGACCTCGTGGCCAAGCAACAGGCGCTAGCCCGGCTGAGCTCGGTAGGCGCTACAGCGGAAGATATGAAACAGCTGAAGAAAGATATCGCCGAACTCGAAGGCAGAAAGATCGAAATACAGCTTCAGGTAAACAAAGACAAATTCGAGCGCGAGCTCGGAGAGCTTCAGCGGATCGCGCAGACTCGATTCGACGAAATCGACTTCAGACTCAAACTCGCCCAAGACGTACTCAACATCGAGCAGGCCCGCGGCACCGCCGAGAAAGCTCGCCTGAGCTACATCCTCGACGAGCTGGAGTACCAGAAAGAAAACGCCAAAACCGAGGCCGAGCGGTTGGCCTTCGCTGAGCGCATCCGTGACATCAAGAAGCAACAAGCCGAGATCGAATACAAGCTCGCGATTGCGGGCATTCAGAGCTCGCTGCAGCAAGTTGAACTCGAGCGGCAGAAAGCCAAGATCAAACTCGCGGAGGTCGAGACGACTGTGGCGCTGGCCCGGGCAGCCGGGCAGCTGAACCAATCTCATAGAGACGCGGTGACAGCCGCGCGTCAAGCACTGAGGTTGAACGAGCAGAACGTCGCAGCAACCCGCGAAATCGCCAAGTACCAGGCCGAGGCCGCCAACTGGGTCAGGCAGAGCGCGTACCTCAGCGCAAACATTGGATTCAACAAAGATCGCAACTCGATCATGTCGGCGAGCGGCACAACTCCGAAGTTTGCCTCCGGGGGCTTCGTGACACGCCCGACCTTAGGCTTGATCGGCGAGGGCGGCGAATCCGAGTACATCGTCCCTCAATCCAAGATGTTCGAGGCGTCCTCACGCTTCCTGGCGGGGGCTCGCGGCGCGTCTGTGCTCTCAGGGAGTGCACCGTCAAGCTCATCACAGCCTTCGATCAACGTTACGACCGGTCCTGTGCTTGAGTTCAACGGTGAGCGCTACGTCACGCTGACTGATATGGAGCGTGCTATGCGTATAACAGCCGAGGGCGTCATAGGACGTCTGAGGACGCCTTCAGCACGTATCGCACTCGGAATGGCGTAATGGGACGCGCACAAGCTCAGTATTTGCGAATCTTCGACAACGGTGGTACTACTTACCAGCGGTGGCAAAGCTACTACGCCAATACCAGCGTTGCCTGGGCCGGTGCCAATTGGCTGTACATCCCGTTTGTGGCTGATGGATACACCGCGGGCATCAGTGGCGATGAGGCGAATATCACAATTACTGCAGCAGCAACAAGCCTGGTAGTCGATGCATTTGAAACCGCAGTTCAAAATGGGCGTCTAGCGGAGTTAAAAACATACGAGTTCAACACGGAGATAGACAACAGTACACCTCAGAACGGTCAGGTGCTGATTGCCAGCTATATCGGGCAGGTAGTGGGTGGCTCAGGCGGATTGACCACTCTCACACTGCAGCTAGGCTCAGCCTTGAGCCCGGTCGGCGCACAAGTCCCACCGCGAAGGTTCACAGCAGCGTTAATGGGACGAGGAGTAAGCGAATGACCTGGATTGCAGCCAGTGACCCCTTAGCGCTCTTAGCTATCCAAGCAGGGCAGGTCAACGCACCGAGGAACAATGAAGCCGCCCGCGGCGCCTCCGATCTAGACGCACAGCAGCGCTACGTAGCGATCGGTGAACCAGTACCAATCGTCTTTGCGCGCTTCCGGAACAGCAAGGGTGGGATCCTGGTTAGCCCAGGCGCAACAGAAGCGCGCTTCGAAAACGACGAGAGCAACAATGTGACGGCCTACTACCACCTAGTGGTGAGCGAAGGTGATATCGACAGCATTCCTGTGAAGGACGTGTTCCAGCGGGCGTGCAGAGTTGGCACGCACACACAGACCTACAACAGAAGAGCCGGCACTTGGACACCAGCGAACGTACTCGTGCAGCGTTATGGCAAAGACCTCCCGAAAGCGCCGTTCTACTGCGGGACAATCGGCTCCTACCTCGGCATGAGCACGGTTAGTTTCAACGTCACCATCCCAGACGGAGTAGACCAATACGACCGCCAGGTTCATCTGTTTATCCGTGGCGGGATGTACGTCACGCGTTTGTACGACAACGTTTTCGGCCCCAGCGACAACTTCGCCGATCTTGCGCGATGGCTCCTGCAGAACACAGCGCGAGTTCCGAGCGGCATTGTTGATACAACAGCACTGACAGCAGCTGCGACGTTCTTAGAAGTCAACAGCCTGACATGCAACTGCTGGCTGCGCGAGAGCACGAACTACGGAGACCTCATCGCCAAATGGGCGCCGTACTTCTTGCTATGCGAGAGCAACAATAGTGGCAAGCGTGGACTACGCCCGTTGCTACCAACAACGACTGCGGGTGCGATCAACACCGGTTCGATTCAGCCGGACTATCTCTTTACAGAAGCCCTGATCATTCCAGGATCCATCGAGATTCAATACCTGTCGTTTGCCGACCGCCAGCCGTTTGTGGCGCAGATGGTCTGGCGACAGCAGATCGAGAGCGGCCCCGGAATCATTCGTACAGCAGAGATTCGTTATGAGGACACCGCGGCAGGCGGTCCATACGAGACACACGATCTCAGCGAGTTCTGCACGAGTGAAAGCCATGCCGCGAAAGTTGGTGCATACATTCTCGCCAAGCGGTACTACACGTCGCATACGATCCGGTTTAGTGTTCGCCCCGAGGCTCATAACCAGATTCTCAGCCCCGGCGACATTATTCGAGTTGAGTTTCAGCGAGTAGCAACAAACTATGCTGACTCTACACACAACTACCTTTATCAGATTGAGCGCATCACCAAGACGCTGGCGGGCGATGTGAGCTACGAAGGCACCCACTTCCCGGTAGACAGCCAGAACAGAAGCCTCGTCGCGCTTGACGTGGCTGCCGCCACTGGGACTGGAATTCTTCTGCCCGACAATCGAACAGGCGTCACCTGTGACACGAATTCCAGCTTCGACAACACCATTCCGCCAGAAGTCTTCACCGAGCTCGGCTACAACACCCCCGACGGTTTGAACCCGGATCTTGAATGGCCAGGTTTCGACTGGCCTCCGTTTGAAACGCCGGCCGATCCGACCAACCCCAGCGGCGTTGGCCCGAACGAACTTCCACCGAGAACGGAAGGTTCACCCACCGGAGGTAGCGCGCCTAGCGATGGGCTGGGCAGTAGTGGTACGAGTCAGTCGCCTGGAATTACCGGTGGTTCGGTAGGCGGAAACGCCATATTTGGCGACACAGTGACTGCCACTAATATGCCATCTTGCCCTGGCCTTATGTTGACTTGGCAGGCGACCGTAACTACAACAGGAGAAACAACGATATTAGACCAGATTGAAGGCACAAATGCTTATACTGTAACTAAATCAGATTTCCCGCCTGCGTGGTTAAATGGGAGTATTCCCTCAGGGAATATAGCTTTATTCGCCACGGGGGTTTGCCCGAATGGGCAGAACGCTACCACACCTTACATATTCCTTGATACGCGATGGGAGAACTTTAGTGGCTGCACAAAGGTGCCGACCGGACAGACGATGAATCTAAACTATGCTAACTCCGCCGGAGTGCCATTTAACGCTCACCGCCCCGGCATCGTCGAGGTCCTCTACGCCAGGATCATTCCTATTCCTGGCGCAGATAACGCTTATGTCTACTATGACGTCGTGTATCCAGACGGCAGTCATAGCACTGCAAATGGATCGGTGGCAAATATCAGCGGAGCGGTAAGGTTTGCGACAACGCTGAACGGCCCAGGACCCTGTATCGGCTGATGGCAATCTTCCCCGCACTCACACCAACAGGTCGTACATATACGCCCGGGGAGTACCCTCACACGCCGTTCGACGCGTACAACGGCCTTCAAAGCCGAGTGCGGCACAGCAACGTCATGTTGGCAAGCCAGATCCGGCTTCAGTTCACGGCGCTGACCGAGAGCGAAGTAACCACAATTCTCAATCACTACAAAGGTCAATACGGGACATTCGACAGCTTTAATCTGCCCTCCACTGTGTGGAGTGATACAAGCTCTGCTAGCGAGTATCAACTCACAAGTTACCTGTGGCGCTATGTAGAAGCACCAGTTGTCGATAGCTTTACTCGCGGACATTATGACGTGAGGCTCGTTCTGGAGTCCACTCCACCCGATGCAGCCATCCTCGATGGTACAGAACTAACGGTCAAACTAGCAATTACTGCGGCCAGAGCTTATACAGCAAGCGGCCTGAGCAGAACAGTCTCTGTCAGCGTGACACCAGGCGTCATAACGCTGCCAGGTATCACAGCAGTAGCAACATCCACACTTACTTCTGGCACCGCAGCTGCCGCAAACGGGGCGCAGCTAAGCGTTGTATCTTCACTCACTGCTGCGGCAGCCTACGCCTCGAGTGGTCTCAACAGCACAGTTTCAATACAGCTATCTGCGGGAGTCGTTCAGACAGACGATCAATGGATCTCGATGTACTACGACTTCGAGCCGTTCCCCTACGAGGACGCCACCGGCATCTTCCTTGATTGGAACCCACCGCTCTCGGTCGCACCTGAAGCCCCGAGCTCGTACTTCGCGGACATGAGCTCACAGATGTTTGGTTGGGAAGGACTGGCCTACATAGAATGGTGGGGGAACTGATTTCGTATGGCCGCACCTAATCTTAAATCGCCTACGACAATCACTGGCAAGGTCGCAACCGCTGCTGTTACGACATCGCTCGCGAGTGTTATTAGCAACGCAGCGGCTAGCAACAAAGTCTTCCGCGTGCACTCAATCCGTGCAGCGAACGTCGACGGAACTAGTAACTACGAGCTAGACGTATCTCATTACCGAGGAACGACGCACACGTACCTCTGTAAGACCGTCGTTGTGCCCGCGGACTCGACCCTCGTTGTGCTGAGCCGCGAGGAAATCCTGTACCTGGAAGAAGGCGACGCCCTCTACGCGAAAAGCAACGTCGCAGCCAAGATTGATCTTCTCGTCACGTACGAGGAAATCAGCTGATGAGTAAGCGTCTCGAGGGCGGGTTCCTCACTGCACGCCCAACGTGGTCAACAGCAGCCACACCTGGCGTGTGGGCGCCTGAGCAGCATTTCGCGCGGGTGTACGCAAGTGGTTGGCCGTCTCCAACCGCCTTATTTGACCCCTACTTCGAGAGCGTCAGCCTGTTGCTGCACATGGATGGCAGCAATGCGAGCACAACGTTTGTTGATAGCAGCCTGGGCAACCTCGCTGTTACTGCGAACGGCAATGCACAGATTTCTACGGCGCAATCGAAGTTTGGGGGGAGTAGTGGGGCATTTGACGGGACGGGGGACTACTTAAGCATTGCAGATAACGCTGCATTCGAGCTTGGGGCTGGTAGTTTTACTGCTGAGGCATGGGTTTTTCCCGTTGCATCTTCTCCTCAGCCGATATTAATGGGTCAATGGGATGGTACGGGCGGCAGCACAGGTTTGTCGTGGGCGTTAATGCTAAGCAACGACAATAACAGATATTTGCGGTTTTTGCTAAGCACAAACGGCAGTAGCGCTGCAGGTGATTTTGTTTCTACATCAGCGCTCGCATTGAATACGTGGAGTCATGTAGCACTTGTAAGAAGCGGAGATGTATTTACCGCCTACCTGAATGGCATATCAGTGATCAACTATACAATTTCGGCTGGAGCCGCACTGTTTAACGCGACAAACTCTGTTACAGTTGGCGCTTCAAGCACTAATTCACAAGCATTTAACGGCTATATCGACGAACTCCGCATCACCCGTGGCGTAGCCCGCTACACCGCCAACTTCGCCGTCCCTGGCGCGGGCTCCGACGAAGGCGCTGCTCTCTACGACCCCTACTTTGATTATGTCAGTCTGCTGCTGCGCTGCAACGGCGATAACAATAGCACGACGTTTACGGATAGCAGTAATAGTGCCCTAGCTATAGCCGCAAATGGTAATGCGAAGATCTCGACAGCGCAGAGCAAGTTTGGTGGGGCTAGCGCATACTTTGATGGTGCAGGCGATTACCTAGATATTCCTTCGTCCACAGCGTTTGATTTTCAGTCAGCGGATTACACAATCGAAACATGGGTTAGATTTAATTCTATTGGCGGTACAGCCCAGACAATAATAAATAGGTATCAGACTTGGACTAGCTTAGTTGCATTTTCTTTATACCTGCACTCAACAGGAACAATCAGGTATCTCGCTGGCAACTCGGGTCCGATTGTGTTGACTTCTAGCTCAACAATGTTAGCAAATACATGGTACCATATTGCTGTATCGTGCTCAAGTGGAACAACAAGACTATTCATAAATGGTCAATTAGAGGCGTCTACTGCTACCACAGCGACAATATCATCGTCTGCAGTGCTTAGAATTGGCGCGTATCTTGAGGCAACTCCGGGTGAGTTTTTGAATGGCTATATCGACGAGCTTAGAATCACTAAAGGGGTAGCTCGATATACCACCAACTTCCGCCCTGTCGGCCCCTACGCCACCTCCGGCAAGCTCGTCGATCCCTACCTGACCAGTACCAGCCTGCTGCTGCCCATGACGGGCGACAACGGCACTACGTCGTTCTTTGATCGGTCGAATAATTTCCTGCGTGCCACCGAGTACGGCAATGCGAAGGTGTCAACGACGCAGAGCAAATTTGGGGCTGGAGCGGCATATTTTGATGGGACGGGGGACTACTTATCCTATGCCGCTAACACGGCTTATGATGTTTTATCTGGTGACTCAACTGTAGAGTTTTGGTTTAAGCATAACAACCCAAGCGATACAACCGGTAGCTCGATTGTTTGCGTCGGGCAGTCAAGCGGTTACTGGCAGATACTCATCAGGAACGGATCTATTGTCATAAATAGTTCACCAGATGGCGCCACCTTTAACAGCTATTCCGCTAATCAGACTTTAGACACCAATTGGCACCATTTTGCCTGGACTAAACAAGGCAGCACTCATCGCTTATTCTACGATGGAGCATTACTAAGTGCGACTGGAACAGCTCCGACATCTACAGCTTCAAACGCTCTTTATATCGGTGCGAACTATAACGGGGGCACTACTGGCTTTAACGGCTATCTCGACGACCTTCGTATCACCAAAGGCACTGCCCGCTACACCTCAGCTTTTACGCTCCCCGAGCGTGCCTTCAACGACGAAGCCTTTAACGATCCCTATTACAACAATGTTTCGCTGCTGCTCCACATGGACGGCACGAACAACAGTACGACGTTCACTGATAGTAGTGTCAATGGACTGACAGTGACAGCCAATGGTGACGCAAAGATCTCGACGGCGCAAAGCCGGTTCGACGGGGCGAGTGCGGTGTTTGATGGGACGGGGGATACTTTAACTATTAATGCCAAATTGCTCGATGGTTCAACATGGACAGCAGAAGCCTGGATTTATGCTTCATCCATAGGAACAAATAATCGTTCTATATTTTCCCAGTATGACGCAGCAAATAGTAATAGAACAATTTTACGGATAACATCGACTGGTGCCGTCCAGATTTTCAATGGAGCGCAAGGAAGCGCAACCTCTTCGGCGCTGATCAGCGCCAATCGATGGCATCATATTGCCTTTGTTCGATCCTCATCAACTATAGTTACCGCTTATCTTGACGGGATTCAAGTTGCACAAGCGACAAACTTTGCAGGTCCAACATCTGCAAATACTATGATTGGAGGCTATTTTGGGTTTGCGGACGAACAATGGAATGGCTGGATGGATGAGATTAGGGTTACCTCAACCGCCCGCTACACCAGTAACTTCACCGTTCCCACTCTTCCTTTTTATAACAGCACCATTCCTTCTGTTGATCCAAGCTTTTCTAGCGTAAGTTTGCTCCTTCACATGAATGGAACAAACGGTTCAACTACATTCACGGATTCCAGTAGCAACGCACTGACAGTCACGGCCAATGGTAATGCTCAGATCACAACCACTAACTCCAAATACGGAAGCGGGTGCGGCTTATTTGATGGAGCTGGCGATACACTTACTATCCTCGATACAGATCTGCTTGAGTTCGGCAGCGGAGACTACACTATAGAACTATGGATCAATACGACACAGACGGCGCAATACACCACTCTGATCAGCCGCATGAACGGCGCTTTTACAAATGGCTCGTGGACTTTGTTGATTAACAACTCAGGCACAGGTGGAGGAGAGGTAGCGTGGTGGGTTCAGAACCACAGCATTGCTGGGCCGATG